CTGCAAACGCACTCCGCGCAACCCTGGGTGTTGCTGCTGGTGTCACTCCTGGCGGTACGCTGGCTGCAATCCAAGTCGATTCCGACTTCCCTAGCAGCGTAACCCTGCCTGGTTCGGCTGCATTTATGCGATTCACCAACAGCAACACCGGAACCATCGACAACTTGATGAACGTTCCTGCTGCCATGGTGGCTGCTGACGTGGCATCGGCTGTGAGCCACACGATCAAGATCGTAGACAGCGCAGGTACGGCTTACTACTTGATGGTGTCGGATCAGCCGTAATGGAAATTAGCCGAGAGTTTATCGAAGCTGAAGTCAGGGAAATTCAATCTGAGTTGCAGAAAGCACAAACTTTTGTAATTCAGGCTGAAACTTCCCTGGCGATTTACCGGATGTTGCTGGCTAGGCTAGATACACCGGACGACGTAGTTGAAAACCCTGGGGGGACTGACTGATGGCCAAACAAGGACTGTATGCCAACATCCACGCCAAGCGTGAGCGCATAGAGCGCCAGAAAGCCGCGGGCAAAACCCCTGAACGGATGCGAAGCCCTGGTGACCCAGGCGCCCCAACATCCAAAGCCTTTAAACAAAGTGCCAAAACGGCAAAAACCAAATGACACCTGACCAAATTGCTAAACGCCTGGCTGAACTGCAAGAACTGGCGAAGCAACACGAATCCATCCTGTTGCAGATCAGCGGCGCCATCCAAGAGTACAACCGTGTACTGGCTGAAATGAGCCAAACCAAAGGAGCCGACAATGCCGCTGACCAAATCGACATCGAACAAAGCGTTTGAGAAAAACATCAAGGCCGAAGTAAAAGCTGGCAAGCCTGTCAAACAGGCTGTCGCTATTGCTTATTCCGTTAAACGCGAAGCCGCCAAGAAACCAGCCAAGGGTAAGAAATGACCGCCGAAGCCACCGTCAAACGGCGGGGGCGACCCAAAGCTGACCAGCCCCCAGCCGCACTGCCAGTCGATAAGAACGCCGGACGCCCGCCCAAGTACAGGGACGAGTTTGCCGATCAACTAATCGAATTCTTTAAGCAGCCGCCCACTAGGGAAGTTGTAGTTAAGGACGCCAAGGGCAACGAAACCACGCAAATCTTGCCTGGCTTTTTCCCGACACTTGCGCGATTTGCAACTAATATCGGTGTGTGCCGTGACACGTTGCACGATTGGTCGGTCGCTAAAAACTTGGACGGAAGCCTGAAGCATCCGCGTTTTTCCGACGCCTATAAAATAGCTAAGAGTTTGCAAGAGGCAAATTTGGTCGAAGGGACGATCACGGGCGCTTACAACAGCACGTTTGCCATCTTTACGGCCAAGAATGTCCTGGGCTGGCGCGACAAAGTAGAGCAGGAAATAACCGGCAAGGACGGCGCCCCGCTTGCGGGCATTCAAGTCATGTTTGTAAGCCCCGATGGATCAGAGCGCGACATCGAACATTGACCAATCGGTCGCCAAGGCCCAGTTCCCAGTCAAGCTGGAAGGACTGTTCCGCAAAAGCCGTTACAAGGTTTTGTACGGCGGGCGAGGCGGCGCCAAGTCATGGGGGATTGCCAGGGCGTTGTTGATCCTGGGCGCGAAGAAACCCATGCGAATCCTGTGTGCGCGTGAGTTTCAGATCAGCATCAAGGATTCCGTTCACAAGCTGCTGTCCGACCAGATTGAAGCCCTTGGGCTGCTGGGCTTTTATGAAATTACGCAGACCAGCATCCGCGGCGCTAACGGCACCGAATTCGCGTTCATTGGCCTGAAAAACAATCCGACCAACATCAAATCATTCGAGGGCGTGGACATTTGTTGGGTCGAGGAAGCGCAGAGCGTCAGCCGCATATCCTGGAAAACCCTGATTCCAACCATCCGTAAGCAGGAATCAGAAATTTGGGTGTCATTTAACCCCGAATTGGAAACGGACGAAACCTACCAGCGGTTTGTGGTCAACCCGCCGCGGGACTGCATTAGCATCAAAATCAATTACTGGGACAATCCTTGGTTCCCCGAAACGCTAAAGCTGGAAATGGAAGCCAGCAAGGCCCGCGATTTTCAGGAATACCAGCAAGTTTGGGAAGGCATTTGCCGTCAGACGGTTGACGGCGCCATCTTTGCCAACGAGATGATGAAGGCCGAGGCCGAGGATAGAATCACCAAAGTGCCGTATGACCCGACCAAGCCCGTCCACGCGGTGTGCGACCTTGGGTGGTCTGACGCCACGGCCTGGTGGTTCATTCAATTTGTCGGTATGGAAACGCATTTGATCCGGTATTTTGAGGACAACCAGCGCACAATGACCAGCTATTTGGCCGAACTTCAGACCTTTGGGTATGTCTATGACACGATTTGGCTACCGCACGACGCGCAATCCAAAACCCTGGCCGCGGCGGGCCGGTCGATTGAGGACATTGTGCGGAACGCGGGCTACAAAACCCGCATCTTGGATCGCGTCCCCGTGGTGGATTCGATTAATGCCGCCCGAACTGTATTCCCAAACTGCTATTTTGATCGCGATAATTGCGCGGATGGATTAAACTGTTTGCGCCATTATCGTTACGACGTTGACCCTGAAACCGGCCAATTCAGCAAGCAACCGCTGCACGACCAGTATTCGCATGGCGCCGACGCGTTCCGCTATATTGCGTTGATGATTAAGGAACCAGCCAAGGTTAAAAAGCGGCCAGTAATGGCCCAAGCTGGCGGGTGGATGGGCTGAAAGGACTAAAACATGGCACGGCAAGACATAGACATTGACGACCGCATTGGCGAGGCGATTAAATTCCTGCGACTGGTCGGGGAAGCCGATTCCCAAAACCGAGCCGAAGCCCTGGGCGACCTGAAATTTGCAGCCGGTGACCAGTGGCCCGTCGAGATTCAAAACAGCCGCAACCTGGAATCCCGCCCTTGTCTAACTATCAACAAGATCGACGCGTATGTGCGCCAGGTCACTAACCAGCAGCGCCAGCAACGTCCCCGCATCAAAGTGCATCCGGTCAACAACGAAGGCGACCTAAAAATTGCTCAGGTGATCGAAGGCATTACCCGCCACATTGAAGTCAATTCCAACGCCGACACCGCTTATGACACCGCGTTCGAGTATGCGGTCAAGATGGGCTGGGGTTACTGGCGCATCACAACCAACTATGTGTCGGAAGATTCATTCGATCAGGAAATTTACATCGAGCCGGTCAACGACCCGTTTTCGGTTTACTTTGACCCAAACAGCGTTTCGCCCGACGGGTCGGACGCCGAGCGTTGCCTGGTCACCAGCGTTATGTCCAAGCGGGATTTTCGCCGCCAATACCCTGGCGCGGATGACGGCGCAAACTTTAGCGCCAGATCGACCGGTGATTCGGACGCTGAATGGGTGACCAAAGAGGATATTCGCGTGGCCGAGTATTGGCACGTCGTCCGCGAAAAAGCCACATTGGTAATGCTGTCTGACGGCACCAAAGTTTATGAGGATGAACTGCCGTCGGCTGAAGTGCTGGACGCCAGCAAAATCACCATCATGGACACGCGCCCGTCTTACCGTCGCAAGGTCAAATGGTGCAAGCTGACCGCCATGGAAGTGCTGGAAGAACAGGAATGGCCAGGCAAATACATTCCGATTGTGCCGTGCTACGGCGCCCAGGTGGTGGTCGAGGGCAAGCGCAAAAAGTATGGATTGGTGCGGTTTGCCAAAGACCCGCAGCGGATGTACAACTTTTGGCGCACCAGCATGACCGAATCCATTGCCCTGGCACCGAAGCCCAAGTGGCTGCTGGCCGAGGGGCAAGACGAGGGCCACGAATCCGAATGGGCGCTGGCGAATATCAAGTCAACGCCGGTTTTGCGCTACAAGCAAAAGGACATCGAGGGCGTCCCCGCCCCCGTGCCGCAACGCATCCAGCCAGAGCCGCCGCCCGAAGGCATTATGGTGGCCGCGGGTGCGATTGCTGACGACCTGAAAACCGTGCTGGGCATATTCGACCCCGCCCAAGCCCTGCCTGGCAACATTTCGGGCAAGGCATTGCAGGGTCAACAGCAGCAAGTTGACTTGTCGAATTTCCACTTTTACGACAACATGACCCGCAGCATTAAGCACACGGGCAAAATCATTCTGGACTTAATCCCGAAAATCTACGACACCCAGCGGGTGCTGCGGATTATCGGCGTGGACGGCAAACCGGACATGGTAACCATCAACGAAGCCCAGGCGACCGGCGAAGTGATGAACAACGTGACCGTCGGCCTGTATGACGTGGTGATGGACACCGGCCCAGGCTACAACAGCAAGCGCGAACAGGCTGTCGAAACCATGATGCCGCTGATGGCCGACCCGCAAGTGTTCCAAGCGGCGGGCGATTTGCTATTCCGCAACATGGATTTCCCTGGCGCCGACATTATTGCCGACCGCTTGGCCGCA